CGTATGCAGTTGTAGCAATAAATTCTTGGTTTGTTCTTAGTAATGATGCACCATCTGCGTTCTTGCTGTAACCATATACACCGTATGATACAACTGCTCTTGTGACAGCAGTAGAAGTGGCACTAACAAATGTATGAGTTGATGTATCAGATGATACACCGACGTTAACAGTGAATGTATCATTTGTTACTGCGTCAATTGTATGCCATGCACCCTCTGATGGGTCACCTACTCTAGGATATGTGTGCTGTGTTTGATTGTTGTCTAGACCACATGTAAATGTAAGACTGTTTGTAGCAAAGTATATTCTGTCACCCTTAATCATGCCATGACCAGAAACAGTCACGACCATCTCACCTGTAGTTGGTGTGTAAGCAATATCTGTAGGTTGGAACTGGTATGTTGATAATCCTACCCATGTATGTGAGTCAGTGTTTGTAGCAGTTGTACCGTTCAATGCATTGACTGTAATCGTAGTCGTACCAACCGCTTCCACAGGTATATCTTTCATCTTACCCTGTGTACCTATTGGGTCAGTAGCACGTGGATATGATGCAGTACCACCACCATTGTAACCACAACTAAACTGTAATGATTCGTTTGCAATTCTAACTGTGGATACTGCAAACTTGACACTATTTGACACTGCAGATACAAATGTATGTGCATCAGTATTTGTAGAAGGAATACTGTCTAATACTTGTACAGTAAATGTATTTTCTGTGCAATCAAATACTTGTAACCATCTATCAGATGCGTAGTCTGTAGAACGAGGATATGCTTCGTCACCACCACCATTGTAACCACAGTTAAATGTAATCGCACCATCTGCAAACTTAACTTGGTCACCATTGACAAGTCCATGACTATTGATAGTTACCACCATCAAACCAGTTGTACCACTGTAGGTTGCACCGCCTGGCGTATGTGTTGTTGGTGCAGATAAACCATGACCAGATCCTATAGTCAATACCATCTCACCAGATGCAGGAGCATAAGTTCCTGTTGATGGAAGGAAGTTCTTAACTAACTGTTCTCCAACACGAGGATCCGATATTCCTAATACATCGTTATCTGTATATCCATTACCAGCAGTATTAAGTGCAACTCCTGTTACCTTACCACCAGTGACTGTAATGTCAGCAGTAGCACCAACGCCTCCACCTAGATTATTTTTCAGTGGCACGTTTGTGTATACACCATCGCTATATGTGTTGCCAGATGTAATTGCACCGAATGTTTTTATCTCATCTCCAATTTGATCTAACTGGAAACTAGATGTGTAACTTGCACGGTCATAATACATGCAAAGAATCTTAGTCTCAGCAAGAGGAGGTGTAAGGAATGTTATGGCGTCGTTTGCAAATGTATATGTTGCAGGGTTTGTTACTAGACCATTTGTCATTACGAGTAGTTGCTTCTTATCAGCAGCATGACCAATCTTAGTTCCAATATCAATATTGTTTGTTCTCAACTTAAATGTATCGTTGATACCATCAATGAATAATCTTAGTGAGTGTCCTACACCAGTTCCTAATGATGATAGATTAATTGCACTACCACCTTCAGTAGTAGCAAGTTGTATTGTATTTGCATCTACAAATTTAACATAGTATGCAGAACCATTTGTTAGACCACCAACAGGTGTACCAGTTCTATTGTTAGGATAGTTACCAGTATTGACTGTAGGTAGAGTAGATGGATTGTCTATACCTTCTGTGATGATTCCAGACAATGTAGTAATTGCACTCTTAACGTCTGAACATCCACCTGAGTCTACTGTAATACTCAAGTCAGTAACAGGAGCAATGTTTGTGTAAGTTCCTTCTGGTAGACTATTGGTAACTGCTAGGTTACATAAGTCTCTTGCTTTGTTAAATGCAAATATAGTCTCTGTCTCTTCACCAGCAATATGTGTAATGTATCCAACTGGGTTTGTCCTTGTGACAGTTGACAAACTGTCTGTACTAATTGCAGTAGTAATGATATTGAACAAAGTATCCATTGCAGCGTCAACTGTGGCACATATCGCTGCATCAAATGTTACACCAGTATTTGTTACTTGAGTAAATCCATGACTACCTTGGATATTGATAGCAGTATTAACTATGACATCAGCTGCTAACTCTTTTGCCTTATCAAATGCCCAGATTGCCTGTGTCTCTTCGCCATCTAAGTGTACAGTATTGACATAGAGATTTGCAGCATCCCATACCTCACTGTTTGCACCGTATGTCAAGTTATATGCAATTGCCTCTATACAATCTACAATATCATCTATACAGTTCTGAGGTCCGCCAGGCACACCAGCAAATCCACTTGGAATACCGACTGTTGCATCTTCTAACATTAGATGCACTGCCTCAGCAGCAATCAAGTTCTTATTATTCTTAAGTAAGTTACCAGCATCAATATATGCATTGCCTTGACTTATTACTCCACCAATGTATGAGTTAGTTGCTGCAACAGTAAAGTAGTTACCACCATACTTGAGGTCATTAGTCCATGCAGCAATTACTAATCTTGTGTCTCTAGCACATGTTGCATTGTTATAGTTGAGTGATGGATACTGTGCATTCAAAGCACCAATAGTCTCTTCTACAATATGGTCGATGTTGTTGATAATCAAATCTCTAGCATCTTGGAATCTATCACCACCAGCGTTGTAGATTACACGTTGGTTATTAAGGAATCCATGACCAGTAAGTGTAATTTGGTCACTACTTGTGTTGACGATGCTGCTAGAAGATGCATCGAAGTTAATTGTTCTGTCACTGATGTCATCAATCTTATAAACGATACAAGATAAGATTTTCTGTATGTCTAGTAGTTGTCTACCAAAAATCGAGACCTCAGTTGGTACAAGTGCACTGTAGTCGGGTTTGGCAAGTGCAAAATTGTTAATAGTAGCAAGCTTACCAGTATTCTTAGCAGACGGTTTAGGTGTAACGTAGGTTGTTCCATTGAAGGTGCTTCCAATACTATTTGTTGTCGGTACCCACCAGTCAGTAGAATTACCAGAGTTCAAGTCTAGATTTGCTTTAGACCTGTAATCCTTTTTAACTGTCTGTGTAATGACCTGTGTTCCAACAACCTTGAATCCAGCAGGATGTGCTGCAAACTTAAGTGGATTCTTCCAGTTGTTGATATTAACTGATGATGATATGTCATATGAGAACTCTTGGAACCTATCGCTATCATATACACGCTGTTCATTAAGATCCAAGAATCCAGTTGTCCTTTCCCAACCAGATGCACTGATACTAATAGGTGATACGTCAAATACTGCATCTGCACGACTAAATGCATGTATCTGACCAAATGCTGCAGTCTCTTCTCCAAATACAGGTTCGCCAACCTTAAACTCGCCTTCTACTATCTCTACACTAACAACACGACCAGATGCGTCCCAATTCTTCACAAAACCGTATGCAGTGAATGAACTTGTTGATGCACCTTGATAAATCCTCTCTCCAACCGAGAAAGTTGCTGGTTTCATAAATGCATTGATGGTATCACCTAAATCTGTTGTTTCTAGTAAGAAATAAGTTTGACCTGTTGATATATCGCCTGTTGGTGCACTTGTAAACGTAATAGTGGTTTCTGTGTTTGCATTTGCAAGAGATGTCGCTAATCTAATCTGATTATCTGCTAATCCGTTTGCAGTGGTTGCTGCAACCGCATAATAGGTTGTATTTGGTAATAATGGTTCTGGGAACTGTCCTGATTGCTGAACTAGAGTTACTTTTGTGCCAGAAGGTATTTTTGCATTATAAGGGAAGTTGATAGTGCTACTTGACTGTAATCCAACCCAAGTATGTGTAACTTTAGCAGATACAGTTGGTGCAGACGTAAATCCTCTACCAGCGTTCTCTACAAGCACTGATTGGATGACTTCGTTCTCAATAATTGGTTTTAATGAGAATAATGACCCTTGACCACCTGTAAGAACGATTGTTGGGTTAGCAACGAAGTTTTGACCACCATTTACAACATCTAGGTAGTCAATGACCTGAGTTCTGATTAATTGTAGATTATAGGTTGTGTTTAGTGATGGTTTTAGTGTTCTATCGTGAGAATAGTTGTAAGTGATGTTATCACCACTGATTTTAAGTATCTTACCTAAGTCAGATGACTTAAGAAGTATAGATGCACCAGATCCTGTCTTTTGCTCGATGTTAACAACTGGAGGTGACTGATATTGCTGACCACCTGTCTCTATGGTAACTGCGGTAACACTTTGGTTCTGAATAGTCGCATTTAAGACTGCATTGATACCATTACCACCACTAACCGATACAGTAGGTGCAGATAAGAAACCAGAACCACCATTTGTCACTGTGACTGTATCAATTGCTGCATCAATGACTGTAGCGATGCTTGCAGGGTCATCAAAGGACAATGTATCGACTTGTATAGTAAAATCTTCTGTACTATCACCGCCAGGCAACTTAGTACCATCAAATGTCAAGATTGATGATGTATCGTATGCAGATCCACCAGCAGTTACGGTTACTGTACTGATTCTACCATTACCGTCAGTGACAATAGTAAATTCAGCACCAGATGCACCATTTGGGTTTACTGATGTTTGAGTAACGCCTGTAGTTGTGGTATCTGCAGTAAATGTACCATTACCAGCGGGTTGAGTCTTAAGAGACGCAGTTGCGACTGACCCATAGTAAGGATCATCAAATATAATGTCAGGAGCACTCCTGTAATTAGAACCAGCTTGAGTAATTGTAACACTTGCAAGTTTTCCACCACCACTGACCGCTGAAGAGACAGTTGCTTGTGTACCACTGATTGCTTGTACAGAACCTTGTGAGTCAGAACTGTAAACAGTATTAGTCTCAGCAGTTCCTGTGCTAAACATGATGTATCCTTTGTTACCAGCACCTACTCTCTCATTTTTAAGTGGTTTGATTCTCAATACAGAGTTAACTGGGTTCCATGATATTACTTGACCCCTAGCAGTTGTATTTGCCTGTGTCTGTTGTGATATGACTATCTCATTAGGTATGAATGACCCGAATACATTTTGTAGTGTTAAATCTACAAAGTCAGGAAGTGTAACTACTGCAGTAGGTAATGAAGCAGCATTGTATCCTGCACCATCGTTTGTGATAGAGACATTGGATAGAGAACCAGATATTGTAGCAGTCGCTGTTGCACCAGAACCAGAACGTGTAGAACCACTGAGTTTAGGTAGTGATGAGTAGTTTCTGCCAGGATCACCAATTGTGATTGTCTTGATTCCACCTGTAGCGTATATGCTGTTGGTATCATATGATACACCTGTACTATAACCTGTCTCAGGTTCTAGAGCAGTAATGTAGTCGAATGTAGTATCTGTCTTTGCTGAGACTATGTTAGTTCCTATTACTGGGTCGTTGATTGTTGTGAAATACCTTGATGATAATAATGTGCCAGAACTTACAGATATTCTATTACCCATATAACCGTGTGCTTGGCAAGCATAGTAGAGCGTGCTAGGAGCGTCTTCTGCAACTGTGATACTAACACTACGTGTGGTTGCTGTTGCAAACCCTGTAGCATATGATGCATAGTCAGGCATGACTACACCATCTAGTGTGTAGGTTACGTTTGTCTCGTATCTCTCTACTCCACCGTACGCAGATTCGCTTTGAGAGAAGTAAATTGCGTGAGTAGTATTACTTGAGTCATTTTGCTCAAACTTATATGTCGCACCTTTTACAAATTTTAGTGCGGGTGCTTGTGTGACTTCGTTATATTCACCACCAACTAAGTAATAACCATTACCACTGCCTTGACCGAAGTATGCGTGTGCGGAAGTCTTCGCTGCTACAGTAGTAGTGTAAGTAACTACGTTTGCACCTTCTATCAAATCAAAGTAGTAGAATATGCCTGGCAAACCAGTTATCTTAACAGTAATAGAATTCTGTTCGTTAGTTACCGTGTCTAATACTTCAGCAGTAATATTCTTGTAAGTGAATATGTCTGTGTTGAGCGGATCAAATGTAAATGCAAGTTTCTTACCATTGTTAGATGCGTCACTAGTGTCAAAGTTGTAAGAGTGTCCGTCAATGAGTTGTAACTTTGGTTCCTTGTTGTATACAGTAGCGGAACCTACGTTTGCTGCTGCAGGAGTAGCAAAGTTACTCTTGATTGTAAATCTCCTTAATGACTCAGTTCTAACAACCTGATAACCTGTATTATTATAAGACGTAGGTGAGACGCCTGAGACTAATACTATATCGCCTATACCTAGTTGATGTGCTAATGTAGTATGGAAAACTGCTTCTCGCTGTGTTTCTGTCAGTGTAATGGTAAAACCAGAACCAGCAGGACTGGTTGCATTACCTAAGTTGATGTTATCTGCAGATATTGTATCTCCTACGTTATATCCAGTTCCGCTACTTGTGATTGTAACAGATGATACACTGTTACCTGTAACCACGATAGTTGCTCTAGCACCTAGACCAGAACCATTAGTTGTAATTGGCACATTGCTGTAGGTTCCGTTTTCGTAGTTAGAACCACCTGTAATACTTGACCATCCGTCTTGATGTAGGTTACCGTCTGTGCGGAGTCTTACGTATGTCCATACAAGGTTGCCATCAGATACAGAACCAGATGTATGTGTGGGTGCATTAGCAACATCACTATCTGATGTTCCGCTTGATGCTGCCTTGTACACTCTATTGTCTACGTAAACAAGATCCTCTTGATTGTATGCTGTACTATTTGTCCACGCACCGATTAGTTTGATGCTCTGTAAATCGTAATACTTGAAGTAATACTTGTTATTGTATATCTTAGTATTGATTGTTCGTGTGTTACTATTGTCCGCCACGGATACGGTAACTTGGTCACCAGGCAAGAGATAGTGATTAGTTGATGTAGCAACTGTAGTAGTGTAGATGTCATTGAAACTTGATACTGCGTTTGTTATACCTGTAGCAAGCACGCCTTCTACAGTAGAGACTACTCCGCTTACTCCGTCGCCATTAGTTCCTGTGTTATCGAAGAGAAGTCTATCATTTACCTTATACTCTTTACCACCACCTTCTACAAGATACTGGTCAATACCAGATGAGGAATACTGGTTTGTTGCGGAAACAACTAGGGAGTCTGCAGTACCACCTCTAATGAACGGATAGTAACTATAGTAACCAATACCATCTTCGATGTATGTAAGTGTTTCTCCGCTCTCCATTACAATGAGAGTAGTAGTATCTTCTAGTGCAAGGAAGAAGTCAACCTTGTTGTCTAACTGTTTTCTCTTTGCAACGATATTGTCAACACCTACGTATGGTGCTCTGTATCTTATTGCGTCTTCTGTAAAGTTTTTCTGTAATCCGTTACCATCCCAGTTTGTAGAATCTGCCTCTGCGTAAAACTTAGGACCTATGAAGTAAGGGAACGCGGGTTCTCCAGCAGAACCTTTGATTGTTGTGAAGTAAGCGTATACACCATTTGGGTATTCTGGAGTTACACAGAATCTACCATTATATTCATCTAAATCACCTAAACCTTGTATATACTCATAATCCTCAATATAAGTCCCTAGAGGGTCACTGAGACCGCTTAGAAGAGAACTTCTGTTGGTCTTGACTCTATAACTACTGATTATCTGTTTATATGAATTATATGGTGATGCATTCTCTGGGTCAACGTAACCGTAAGGTCCGTAGATAGGGTGTCCATCATACGCCCAACCAATGATAGGTGAGTGTGCTGTAGGGTTGAGTTCCGTAAGTGCTGTGCTTATACTATCCTTAGTAAGGAATCTAAGTTTCTTAGGGTTATGTAAGTATCCGTATTCTCCGCCATATATCAAATAGTTCTCACCTTGGAATACACCACCACCCGCATTGTCTGTAGTTTTGCGGTTTACAAATGCGGGATCTCCTAATTCTTCCGCAGTTGCTGCTTCGTTAAATGTTAATTCTGTAAGTTTAGTTTGGAATACCGCACCTGAGCCAGGATAAACAATGCTTACTGTTGTAGCACCCGCTGTATATCCCGCACCTTTGTTAGTAACTACGACACCAGTAACGATATTGGAGCTCTGGTCTACTTGAGCAAACGCAGTAGCACCTACTCCATCTCCAGTAATAATAACATCAGGAGGACCTGCATAACCACTACCACCAAAT